GTCCCCCCTTTTTTCAAGGATGAAATTCAATGGCCAATCGTTCGGTAATGACGCACCAATTCTCGCGCGTCCCGCAAGCGGAAATCCGCCGCTCTTCTTTCGACCGGTCTCACGGTTACAAAACCACTTTCGACTCCGGACTGCTTGTCCCGGTCTTCATTGATGAAGTACTCCCGGGCGACACGTTCAACCTTCGGGCAACCATGTTCGGTCGCCTGGCTACACCAATCGTCCCGTTTATGGACAACGTGCGGCTGGACAGTTTCTTCTTCTATGTGCCCACGCGGCTTCTGTGGGCCAACTTTAAAAAATTCATGGGTGAGCAAGCGAACCCGAGTGACTCCACCGACTATCTCGTGCCGACGATCACCTGGACGAGTACGAACACGACGGAGCTGCGCGACTATTTCGGTATCCCCACGGGTGTGACTGTCACTACCAGCGCGCTGCCCTTCAGGGCCTATAACCTGATCTGGAACGAATGGTTCCGCGACCAGAATTTGCAGGCCTCTCGCACGTTCACTACGAGCGATGGTCCGGACGGTTACCAGTTCTACCCGATAAAGCGGCGTGGCAAGCGTCATGACTACTTCACGTCGTGCCTGCCCTGGCCGCAAAAAGGCGAAAGCGTTTTGCTTCCTCTTGGCGTAGAAGCGCCGGTTTCAATGGCGTCGCTGGGAACGCCTACTGTTATTGTGCAAGGCGGCGGAGCCGGCGATGCGTATGACCTCGATTCTTCTGGCCCAACCTTGCAGAGTGGCGGGACTTCTACCGCCGTGCCCGTTGCGCTCTATGCCGACCTGGAGGACGCCACGGCAGCCTCGATCAACGAACTTCGCCAGGCGTTCGCCATTCAACGTCTGATGGAACGCGACGCGCGAGGCGGGTCCCGCTACACAGAAATCGTCCGGGCTCATTTCGGGGTGATCTCACCCGACGCTAGGCTGCAAAGACCTGAATATTTGGGCGGGGGCAGTACACCGATCAATATAAGCCCTATCGCCCAAACCTCGGGCACAGCGGGTACTGGCGCCTATACCCCGACGCCGCAGGGCAACCTGGCGGCGATCGGCACGGTGACGGCCAACGGCCACGGGTTCACCAAATCGTTCACGGAACATGGCTATGTCATCGGCCTGGTGTGCGTGACGGCCGACCTGACCTATCAGCAAGGACTCGAGCGTTTCTGGAGTCGGCAAACCAAGTACGACTTTTTCTGGCCCGCGCTCGCCACCATCGGGGAACAGGCCGTCCTCAATCGCGAAATCTATACCCAGGGAACAGCCGATGACGATCTCGTGTTCGGCTACCAGGAACGCTTCGCCGAGTACCGCTACAAGCCTTCGAAAATCACCGGCAAGTTCCGGTCCTCCGATCCGCAGTCCCTCGACGTGTGGCATTTGTCCCAGGACTTCGCGGATCTGCCCACCCTGGGCGACGCGTTCATTTCGGAAAACCCTCCGCTGTCTCGTGTGCAGGCGGTCCAGGACGAGCCCCAGCTGCTGCTCGACTGCTACTTCAACCTTCGCTGCGCCCGCCCGATGCCGCTGTATGGGGTCCCGGGCCTCATCGACCATTTCTGAGCGCGAAGTAGTGCAGCGTTTGTCCACATATCCACGGGGTTCGCGCGGCCAGCGGCCAGGCGCGTTACCCGGTGGGTATGTGGTCAACACGCGGCAATAACGTACAAGCGAAAAAAGGAAAACAAACATGCCGGGACTTCCAAAAATACCGATAACCAAAGGACAGAAACCCGACGTTGGGTTTCTCGGTACGCTCGGCAGCATCTTAGGCGGTCCGATAGGGACCCTCGGCGGGGCGCTGCTCTCCGGTCTCATCGGCCGCAATTCAGCCAGGGATCAAAATCGTCAACAAATCGCCCTGGCTCGCGAGCAAATGGCCTTTCAAGAGCGCATGTCGAATACAGCGCATCAACGCGAAGTCGAGGATCTTCGCCTCGCAGGCCTTAATCCGATTCTCTCCGCTAACAAAGGCGCGTCCTCGCCTGGTGGCGCTATGCCCACCGTAGTATCCCCTGGCGAGCGCGGCTTGAGCTCCGCTTTCTCGGCGGCTGCCGCGAAAGAAGCGATGCAAACAGCGAAAACACAACGCGCGGTCATGGACGCGCAAATCGAAAGGGAATCGGCAACGGCCTTTGCCGCGACCCAGCAAGGCAATAAAACCAGAATCGAATCCATGATCATGGCTCCGCTGGCGGAGATAATGTCGGACGAGGAACTCGGTCCGATTCTGGCCATCATGGATAAAGCCCAGGGCGGAGTGAACTCCGCCGTAGGCGTTTCGATGATCATCCCGCGCATACTCAAACTGTTCAGTAAGCAAGGCGGCAAAACAGCCGCCGGCAACGCGCGCCAGGCAGCGGCCAGCGGTCGCGGCGCGCTCAAGATTCCTCCGCACATGCGCGGTAACATACCGCCATCAGTGCGGCCACAAACGAGACCGTGAGGAACAACATGAAAAAGCAGAGCTGTGTCGAGCAACAAATACCTCTGGCGCCCAAGCGGCGGCAGCGCGTCCAGATTTCCTTCGCCTCGTCCCCGAGCCTGACGAAACAGGCGATGAAGGACGAGTGCGACATAAATAACATCATGGCCCGGTACACCCGGACCGGAACTATCAGCCACGTAGCCCGTAGCCAGGGCGAGTTCGGTTTCGCGTCCGCTATCGATTTCCACCAGGCCATGAACCAGGTAGTCCGCGCCCAGGAACTGTTCGAGAGCCTGCCGGCGGCCCTGCGGGCCCGCTTCGGCGGCGATCCCGGTGCCTACCTGGACTTCGTCTCCGACCCGGAAAATCGGTCCGAGGCGGCTCATCTGGGGCTCCTGAGGGAGCCCCCGGTGCTGGTTTCTCCCCCGAACGAGGGCACGGAACCCAACGCTGGCACCGAGACGGCATTAGAGGCTTCTTGATCCTATAATGCCAACTGACACCACCGGCCCATGGGAACTGACCATAAATTGACCAGGCTGGCCTATTTGGCCAGCCTGATCCTGACCGCCTGCTCGGTAGAGCAGGCCCACACCTTGAGGATCTCCCTCCATGAAACGACGCAAAATGTCCCGACGGAAAAGCAAACGGTCCTTCTCCAAAAATGCAAACCGGACCGCGAGAATCAACGTTGACCCGCGCCCGATGCGCGGCGGAATTCGGCTCTGACGTGCTATCACCCCCTTCCCGCGTACCACGAGCGGGGGGGGGACGGAGCTATTCAGTTTAGGATGGGACCCGGCAAAACGGACTTGCTCACGCTCCCCTGTGGTAAGTGTCTCGGCTGTAAATACGATCACGCCCGAGACTGGGAAACCCGGATCATCAATGAGGCCTCACTGTATCTGTGTAACTCATTCGTCACGCTCACGTACGACAACGATCATTTGCCTATCGGCCAAACACTGATTCCGGAACACGTAACGCTGTTTCTTAAAAAGCTGAGGAAAAAAACACGAGACCCAATTCGGTATTACTACTCGGGCGAGTACGGCGACCAGCTCGACCGCCCGCATTATCATTTGATCTTGTTCAACTACTGGCCGAAGGATGCGACCTTCCTCAAGAAGACAAAACTGGGCGACAAGTTATTTTCGTCCGAGTCTCTTGAGAAAACATGGGGCAAGGGATTTGCCCCGATTGGAACTGTCACCGCGCAGAGCGCGGGGTATGTCGCACGCTATGTAATGAAAAAAATCAAAGGAAAAGATGCCCATGAGAAATATTGGAAATTTGATCCAAGAACTGGTCTCGATCATGAGCTACACCCTGAGTTCGCCCGGATGTCCCGAGGCGCACGCTGTGAGGATCACAAAGAACTGCCGCAACGCCCCCTCGACTGTTTCCGCTGCACAGGCGGAATCGGCTACGGATACATCCAACGGTACCACCGTGATATCTACGGCCCGCACCAAAGCCGCGAGATTACTGACGAAGTGGTCGTCAACGAAAAACCGCGTAAGCCACCTAGGGCATATGATAAGTTCATCCTGGAACGACGCGGCGAACAATTTCTGGAAAGACTAAAACATCAACGCTACACTTCGTCCCTGGAACATTGGGACGAGCAACAACCAGCTAGATTGCTGGTCAAGGAAAAGGTCAGGGAAGGTCGCCTCAAATCACTACGCCGCGATTACGAAAGCGGCCTTTCGGAGTAACAAAATGATTCACTACGTCTTCACCGTCTACGATCAAAAAGCGCACGCGTATCTGCCGCCGTTCGTTCTGCACCATAAGGACATGGCCACGCGTATCTTCTCGGACTGTGTCAATTCTAACGATCATCAATTTGGCCGGCATCCGGCCGACTACACGCTGTACTGTATTGGCGAATACGACGACGCCTCCGGCCAGCTCATCGCGCGTAAACACGAGCTGCTCGGGCAGGGGATAGAGTTCAAAATTGTGAGCTCACCGCAATCGGACCTTTTTGAGGAACCGGAACTGAAAGCGGTCAAGTAAACCAACTGGGGGGACGTGAGGTCCCCCCTTTTTTCAAGGATGAAATTCAATGGCCAATCGTTCGGTAATGACGCACCAATTCTCGCGCGTCCCGCAAGCGGAAATCCGCCGCTCTTCTTTCGACCGGTCTCACGGTTACAAAACCACACTAGACTCCGGGTATCTTGTTCCCGTGTTCGTCGACGAGGTACTGCCAGGAGACACGTTCAATCTGCGCGCTACGATGTTTGGTCGGCTGGCTACGCCTATTGTGCCGTTCATGGATAACGTCCGACTGGACAGTTTCTTCTTCTTCGTGCCGACGCGCCTTGTGTGGGACAACTTCAAAAAGTTCATGGGTGAGCAACTCAACCCCGGAGATTCGACGGATTATTTGGTCCCGACTGCTACTACCGCGCCCGGTGGCGCTGGCTGGCCTGTCGGTTCTCTCGCCGATTACATGGGTTTGCCGACTGGTATCGCTAACCTTAAGTACAATCATTTGCCGTTCCGGTCTTACAACCTGATCTGGAATGAGTGGTTCCGGGATCAGAATTTGCAATCGTCGGTCAATGTTTCGAAAGGCGATTCCGGCACTACAAGCGATGCTGTGTTGTTACGTCGTGGCAAGCGTCATGACTACTTCACGTCGTGCCTGCCCTGGCCGCAAAAAGGCGAAAGCGTTTTGCTTCCTCTTGGCGTAGAAGCGCCGGTTTCAATGGCGTCGCTG